ACCATTACCATTAGCAACAATCATATTTTCATCTGCTGGTGATTTTAATAGTATTTGTCCGCCACCTTTTAATATTAAATTACCTGTACCATTTTCTGATATATAACTATGACTACCATCATGGTAGATTTCTAAATCTGAGCCTGTACCAAGAATTAGTTTCTTTCCATCTGCAAAATTAATTTGGTTTGGGTTTAAATTAATCTGTGTACCAGAGGTACTAAAGATTGCATCAAGAGAGTCTAAGTCAGCGTTAAGCGAAATACCCCAGGTATCTTCTGCTGCACCTGGTTCTGGTTTTGTTAAGTTTAGATTAGTTGTATATGTATCTGCCATTTAAGCTGCCTCTTGTTTGTCTAATTCAGTCCAATTTGTTGATGGGTTACTTTGATCTGTCCATGTTGCACTTGCAACTATCTGATCTGTCCATGTATCGTCTGGAACAATTATATCTTCCCATTTTAGACCACCAACAGCGACAAGGCTACTGGTTTGGTTGATCGTTGATGCGGCTGCGAATGTTGCTCTACCTGTTGCATCAAAGCCTGATGTTTGTGCAATGGTTGAGAAACCAGCTACGGTTATAAATGCCTGTGAGTCAAAGTCTGATACTGCTGCAATGGTTGCATTAGCACCATGTGTTTTTCTGCCTACTGCATTGACATCTGATACAGCTACAATGTTTGCAACTGCTCTATCAATCTGTGTGCCAGTTGCAGTAAAGCCTGAAACAGCCTGTATGACTGCTGTAGGTACATCTATTTGTGTTCCAGTAGCGGTAACTCCTGAAACGACTTGAATGGTTGCTTCGGCTTGAAACGCAAGATCGTTATACTTTGATCTTGAGTAGTAGCCTTTGTTATAGCCTATACTGGCCATGATCTTAAGCCAGTGTTACGTCTAAATCACCAGTGTTGAATCTGAATACATCTCCTGTACTTACAACTTTTGATGTAGTTAAGTTTGCGTATGCTAACAAGTTTCCTGATGATAGTGCATCAAAGATACCAACTGCAACGACTGTTCCGTAGTTTGCTGTAGCTGTTGGATATTCAACTGCACCTGTGTTACTTGCTGTTGTTGGGTTAGTTCCAGACACAGTAAATGCTGATGTCTTTCTTACATAACCGCCACCAGATACTTCAGTTCCACCGCCTGTATCAGTTGGTGCTACTGTATATAAAGCAACATATAATGTTGACGGTGCTGAATAAGCATTGCCACCAAAGACATGCTCTAAGACCTTGTCTTCTAAATAATCACTAAATCCTGCCATTCTGTTCTCCTAATTATTTTTAAAAATGTAAGTATTTCTGCCAGTTTTTCCGTAAGTTTTTCGTCTTTGCATTAAAGATCCCTTACCAAACTCTGCTTTTTCTTGCTCCATTCTCATCTCTTCTAAAGCTTTTTCAAACTGTGATGTAAATAAAGCAACTCTATCATCTTCCATAAGAAAGATAGATGCGTGTTTTAAAGCACCATATAGGTATGCGTCTGGATATGATGTAGAAATAAAATTCGTTGTATTCGTATCACTTAGAGCATCTATAGAGCCGTAGTATGTTAATTGTAACGTATAACTTGAGTCTGGTGTAGGTGCTAATTCAATTGTGTTATCTACCAATGCAAAGTAAACAGGTTGTCCTGTAGCATTACCTTTGCTTTTTCTGTACACATCCATTGATTCTATAGACTGTTGGAACAATGGGCTAAAGTCGTTGCTATCTATTTGCACATTGATAGCTTCTAACCAATCGGTTGGTAATGATAAATACTGGCCATCTGCTGTTGCAGTAGCTCTTTTTACCATGTCTTTATTTCTTAATCTTCTATTAAACTCTGCCTCTGTTGCATCAATAAAAAAATCTAACTGGTTAGTCAAATCAGATCTGTTTAAGAAATTAGCAATATTAGTTTTTAATTCATCGTATGTCATACTTTACCTTTCCATGTTCTAAACGGTTTGTTATCTGAATGGTTTAACCAATCTTTCCATTTTGCTGAATCTTGCGCCCAACCTTCTCTTACAGCTCTTTGATACACAATCATCGGAACTTCGGCTATATGCCTAAGATCTTTACCTGGAGCTTGTTCAGACAATTGTTTTACATATTCTAAAGTTGGATTAACATCCTGTTTAGTATGGTATATAAACTTATTATCTTCTGTTGCAAATACAGATTTAAAGTTTTTTTTATGATCTATTACTGTGGTTTTTGCCATGCTTAATTTTAGCACAAAAAAAAGGGATGCCGAAACATCCCTTAAAGTTATTGACTAACTCTACTAAGTAGTTAAGTCAGCAACGATGCCGTGTGCAGCTTCGTTACCTACTTCTAAACCATACTCAACAAGCAACATTTTTGTTACTGCATCCCCTACTGTAGCGATATCAACTGTTTTAAAGTCTCTTAGGTAAGAAACTTTAGCATATTCTGGATCTACTAATAATAGTGATCTATCTCTACTGAAGTTAGATGGTACGATTTTTAGCTCGCCAAAGTCTGATGCGTAAATAGAAACAGAAGCTTCTACTGTGTTTGCATCAACAAATTGTCTAGCCTGAGATCTACCTGTGAAACCAGAAATAACTTGCTTGTTTACTGGACCACAAATCGCTAGTGAAGGCTCACCACCGTTTTGGAAACAAGATTGTAAAACTGACTTTAATAAAGGTTCAGTTAAAGCTCTTCTGTTAGCAGTTGTTGCGTCACCTGGAGCAACACCGTCACCACCACTTGTACCTCCAGTTCCTCTTGATACGTTTGAAGTCATCCAAGATTCAAAACCACCAGTTACCCTAGCTTGAGTATTACTACCAGTTGTTCTAGCACCTTTTTGACAAAGAGCTGTTTCCATATCTCTTTTCAAAGCTTTAGCCATAATAGCTAATTGGTGTGCCATTTCTGACTTTTTACCAGCAGGGTCACTTGTTTCTTGAGAACCAGATACTGTTGCATCTCTTTTTGAGATCATTGCAACATTAGTTTTTCTTACTGTTGCAGTAGAAGCAGATGTTGCTCCATCTAATCTGAATCCTTCAATTTCACCAGTTGCATCTACTGTTGGTAGAGCTTCTGTTTGCCAATCAAAAACTACGTTCTTAATTGAGTTTTTACCGATTGATGACATAAAAGGCGTTGCTGTTGGAGAAATGTTATAGATAACATTACTTAATTGTTCTCTATCAGCCTGCGCATCATATGTATCAAAGACATTATTTATTTGAGCCATGATATTTTCCTATATTTAAAATTTATATTAATTGTTCAAAAACTTTAGCTGCGTCTTGCAATTTGCCAGACTTAGCTAATCTTTGTGTTGCTCTCTTTACAGGTGCTACCGATTTTCTTTTGTTAGCAGTACCAGGCCTTGCAACTCTAGCTGGTGCTTTTTGTGTTGGTTTTTTCTTGACAGTTTCAGCAATTTTATCACTTAACCATGCCTTTCTTAAACCAAGTAAAGCTCTCCAGTCATATACAGAGTTGATCTCTTCTTGGGTATATCCCAAGACCTCAGTTGCATAAGACGCAATCTCAGCTTTTTCTTTATTGGCAACCTCTTGGTTCTGCCATTCTGGAATAACCTCAAGTAGCTTTGTTTGTCCCTCTTCAACTTGTTGTTGAATAAGTTTTTGCTGTTCTACAAATGACTCTTGTTGGAGTCTTTGTTGTTCAGCTTGGACAGCGTCTAGCTTTTGCTTTTGTTCATTCCAAACTTGCTGTTGTCTTACATAACCAACTGGATCATCTTCATATAATGCGTTCCAATCTGGCTCTTCGCCTAAAGCACTATTCAACTGTGCTTCCATTTTCGGTAATAACTGCGAATAGATCGCATCCCTTTGCTCTAACTCTGATTGTTTCTGCTCAATAGTTTTACGCTGCTGAGAGAGTTCTTGAGTTTTACGCGTATAATCTTGCTGACGAGAATATCCGTTGACGAGTTCCTCTTGCGTGACTTCTACCTCTTGGCCATCTACCTTTACGGTAAATGTTTGAAGTTGCGGAGCTTCCTCTTCAACATCTGTGTGTTCATCTTCAACCTCTTCGCCATCTTCTAACTCATCTATAATTTCTTGATCTAATTCATCTTCAACAAATTCAGAATCATCTTCAATGACTTCTTCTTGTGCCACATCTTGTTCTTCTAAAACATTCTCAACATTATCCTCTTCAGGTGTTAACATGCTTTCAAACGCAGACGCAGCTAATTCTGTGTCGCTTTGTAAAGCAGTCGGTTTTCCGTTATTGCTCATAAATACTCCTTAAATGTATTTATAAGTATTTTATATCAAGAATGTGTGAAAAGGGAAGTATTAACCAATATTTCTAATTTTGTTAATATTTGCTTTTGTCAGCTTTCCTTTCTCTGCAAGGATGCGCAGATGTCTTTCAACCTCTGGCAATAGTAATAAAGACCTGTGTAAGTCTTCTCTGATGTTTACATCTTTTATATCTCTGGAATTTAACCAATGAGTTATGTACTCATTTTTTAAGTTTTCCATAGCATTTTTAAAGACATCTGATTTAAGTAATATTTCTGCTTGTTCTGCCTGTACGGCTTCTTCGTGTGTAATAGACATTATCTAAATAAGTTTATAGGTGGTAAAGATCCCCTAGACATTGGTCTGCCGTAAGCGCCCTGGCTTTCCATTCTATAGTCTTGGGGTTGTAGTAAAGACTGTGGAGGTGTTTGTATTGGCGCTCCTGGTATTTCTGGTTGCGTCAATAGTGAAGGTACTTGTATATGTGTTTGTCTTGCAGGCGGTGCTATGGGCGGTGCTATGGGTTGTGTTATGGGAGGCGATATTGGTACTGGAGTTTCTCTTGGTTGTTGAGATATACCACTAGCCATAATGTTTGCTATAGGCTGTTGTATAGACATTGGTTGGTCAACCCTTGCCATAGCTTGTTTTTCTACAGGTAAATAGTTTGGCTTTGGTGGCATAAAATAATTACCAGAGTATGCCATTGGAGGAGTTTGTTGGAAGTTTGGGATCTCTCCCATTTGTCCTAGTCTTGTTTGAAAAGCGCCTTTACTCATATTAGCCTGTTATTAATCTATCCATTTTTTCGTCTAGTTTATCTAAACGGTCTATAACTCTATCTATGCTTATTGCAAATTCCTCTTTAGTAACGTATTTGCTAGCAACCTCTTCCCGAGTCTTGTTTACCAGTATATCAATTCTTTTGGTTTCTGTCGCGTTAGACCTAATGCTATGAATGATTGGCATGATTACAAGTGTAATCATTACGTTCCAAAATAACAATGTGGTAATGTCCATCATCAGTAGCTCCAAATGTGAGGTCTTGGCCTGCCGTTTGCATCCTTAGATATATCCAAGTGTATAAACCTCGCATCTCCTTTTTGATTAACCCCAACTCCAGTAAAACCATAGTCAGTAGCTTTTGATAATACTTGTAAAGCCTGGTTGCCTCTTAAATATATGTCAGCTGCTAAACCTAAAGCGTGCGTGCCTGGAGCGGATTTATTCTTTTCTATAGGATGATCTGCGCATCTATAACCGCTTGTAATCTTAAACGGAAATCCAACTTCTGTTCTCAGCAATTGTAGCTTATCAACAAGTTCTTTTTCAATCTTGTTTTCACCACAATGCTTGCAAGCGAACTCTTCTAAACTAAAATTCTCCCAAGTCATCTTATATAGCCTTTTACTATTAATTTAATCATTTTTTTTCTAACTCTTTTTTATAAAATTCTATTTCTGTTTTTAAGATTAATACTTCCTTTTCTAATTCTACTACTTGTTGCTCAAGTGTTCTAATATCTGGGAAGATATAGTTGTTTTGATTTCCTCTGAGGTTTCTAGTTTCTTGTGCGTTTGTATCTATCTTTTCGGTAATGCTAGCATAACCCCAAACTCCTAAAGATATAGCAACTACTATTTGTGCAAGGTAAGGAAGCGATATGCTTAAAGAAGATTTATCATCTACTTTGGCTATTTGGTTCATTATTTTCCAACGCCTTTTACCCTTTCATAAGATCGCATACCGCCAAGACCAAGCATACCCATAAGGACAGGTAGCATCGTTGATGTATCTGCTTGAGGTACAACAATACCAAAAGGTGCAGCGAGAGGGCTGATTAAAAAGTTGACTGCAAATCCTGCAACACATATCCATGCTGTAGCTGGTCGCCAAGATGATTGAAACCAATTACCCTTGGCCTCTTCTTTGTTGACTTCTATTTGTGCTTTTGCTATTTCGTGAACATGTTTTTCAGACATGGTTGCAATTTCGTGAGCTATTTGCTGTCTTTTATCTGCGTCTGGAATGACCTTATTAAGTATCTTCGTTACTGGTTTTATCAGTTTTTCTATCATTGTGTAATCCTATAAAGTATTCAGCGTCCACCAAAGCCAACGGCTTGGTTCTGTTTCTCTTTATTATAACCAAAGGTTCATAACCTTTACAGTTTTCTTGCGATTGTTCGTATGCTTTCCACACGTTTACCGCTTCTTGGTTCTTACACTCTATAGAATATGGAAACTGTCTTCGGGATAGAACTCCCATGATGACATCTTCTCCATTAGATCCCATTGGCCTGGATTCAAGATCTTCTGGATCAAAGCCCAATAGTTCAATGAGTTTATCTACAACCCATTGTTGTAAAGCTCTGCCTTTTGCCTTTGCAGACGATGGCCTCACTTTTTCTTTTTCTTGTACGTTACTTTTTTACCAGCTTTTTTAGCTGCTACTTTGGCTGCTTTCATACCCTTTGATGTGTATGAAAATTTTTTATTTCCTACTTTTGGCATTTTTTTCTCCTTGTGATTTTAAGAACTGTTTATTTGCTTGTCTTTGTAAAGATCTTTCTAAAAGTTTATCTATTAATTTGGCTATTTGCTTCACTTGCCCTTTTTCATCTTATTACTTATCCACATGTTTTTAACAAGTGATGGTTTTTTACCAAACTTTTTATCTGCTTGTGATTTTGCAGAAGAGTAACCTTTCTTGCCTTTTAAGGTTGTCTTCTTGCCTTTGTATTTCATATCCCATACGTCTACCATTTTTTACAACTCCAATATCTTGCGGTTAATTTACTAGGTGGATTAGTATCACATTTATGCCTAGCGCGAAAAGACTTACGCCTTTTTGGTTGGTCTTTTTTTATGGTCATTTTAGGATCTCCAAATCTTATCAGTCTAATCTTTTCACCAACTTTTGCTAGCACAGCAAATTTCTTAGACTTTCCTGGTGTCCTTTTTGGTTTGTTATAACCAGCGAATCGTTCGCCTCTATATGTTAATGCCATTAGTGTATTGCTCTTTCTTCAAAATATATTATTTCTGCATCTTGAGTGACCTCGCCTCCAGACATAAGGGACATTATCTTTAATGCTCCTGCTCTGTCTTTTGCTCGTATCTCTTTACCCACATAAACCATGTCGTCAACAATTACCTCAATATCAAAAATTTTGTGGTGGGACATTTCCTGTAAATAATCCTTGAGCTTGATCTTTTGCACTTTGCCTCATGTTTTCTCTGTCTCTTTCCATAATAGCATTTATTTCTGCAACATTGATCTGTGCGCCGTATTTAGCTTGCATTTCCACAACCTTAACTTTAAGTTGCGCCTCTTCAATATCTCTTTGTCTGTCATCGTCCATGATAATCTTCATTCTATCTGTTTCAGCGTCAATCATAGCCTTCTGAGCAGTAACCTGTGCCTTCTGCATTTCTGCTTGAGCGAGCATTTCCTCTGGTGAGGGCTTACTATCTTCTTGTTGTTGCGGTGGCATAGGCGGAACTTCTGTATTTATGAAAGATGATGAGTCTTTAAAGCCAGCCATTTCTATCATTTTGGTCAAAGTGTTAGCATATTGCTGTAATGATACCAATGGGTTTTGAGGCCCTAGTAATTGCATGATTTGCTCTTGTTTTTGCGCTACATTTTGTAGAACCGAGAACTTTTCTTGGTC